GTATAGCGCTCCTCTTGTCAGCAGGGAGGACAAGTGCTAGAGGCTCGTTGCCGCTAACCTTTGCGTTAGCAAAGATGTCGTCCATAACCTTCAGGATGTCGCCCTCTTCGTCAGCGTTTGCGTGTCCCATGACCTGTCCACTTGCCACAGAGTTATCTGCACCAGCGACGAGTTTCGTTAGGATGTGGTTGTCAATCTTGTCTGCGCGAGCGCGAACAATAGCCAACTGCTGCCTGTCGATGTTCTCCCATGACTCTCCTCGTAGTCTCACGGCGTCTAGGAAGGTAACTCTTCCCTGACCCTTCTCCAACTTGGTTGTGTAGTTGTCCGTTCCAACCTTGGTTGGGTCGGTTAGTGACACATCATCTAGCGGGTAGTCGAAGGTTCCAGTTATGCCGTTGTACCAAGTAAACTCTAGCCAAGGTACTTGACGAACTCCAACAAGGTCGGTTGCGATTGCAATCGTGTTGGACTGTAGTTGGATGAAGTCTCTTAGGGTCTGCTCTAGGACTGCATCTCCAACGGAGAAAGGTCCGTCTGCGGCCTCGACGTTCAGGATGCTCTCTAGTGACTCGTTAGACATCAGGAAAACCTCCCACATGAAACGGGTATTAAATCACCCGGAACAAGGCTCTTGTTGGACTCTCCGAAGTAGTTTCCGATAAGTTTTCCGTTAGTATCTAGGTTGTGGGTACAATGCCCGTCTACTGAGTCATCCACATAGATAGGTGCGCCAAAGTCTAGTGTTGCCAAAGTCTCACCGAACTTGATGTAGACAATTCCGCTAAGAGGGTAAACTGCCACAACTCCGGGTGCCTCTAGAGTTCCAGCCGCATCCGTTGAGGACTTAGCAGCCGTGACACCTATTGGTAGGTCGCCCTTTGCTGCCACAACCTCTACCAGTCCGTCTGTGTCGCTTACTTTCACGAGTAGTCCTTGCGATGCTAGTCCAGCCTCGCAACCTGCGTTTCTTGTTTCATTTAGTGCTGCCATTTCAAATCATCTCCTTCATGCTCTCATAAGTTGGTGCGGCCATTCTAGCCTTCTCATCAACTGCGAGTGTTCCGTTCCAAGCGCTTGCCCACGCATTCCATGCGCGAGCGTAAATGCCCTCATCAGATTCTACCATCTTTCCGTTTAGGTAGTTTGCGACTACTGCCTTTGGAGCCTCGGATGCTACTGCTGGGGTTGTCTCCACAGTTGTCTCGGACTCTACTGGTTCCATCACAACATCTTCGGGAGTAGGGTGTGCCTCTTCCCAAGATGCAATCAAACTGCGGATTGTGTCTGCCTTTAGGTCATCGTGACCTGACATACCCAATTCCGAAGCCTTGTCTACAAGAACCATCCTGTCTGCCTCAACGCGAGCAGTCTCAGCGGCTTCAAATTCCGCAACCCTGCTTTCTGCGAGAACGAGAGATGCCTTTACAGACTCCATTTCTGCCTCAAAGTTTTCATTTTCTATTTTTCCTTCATCAGTCATAGCCTTCACCATTTCCTTTCGGTTGTCTGACCCACCATCAGAATGAGATATAAACATTTCCGGCTTCTCTATTCTTCTGACGGATTCTATGTTTGCTCTATTATATGCGGGCTTGTGAACAATAGCAAGGTGGTCGAAGGTAAAATCTTCTCCGAATACTATCCCGTCCTCGCTTGCTTGGAGGGGAACGCCCGACCCGCCTATGGATACGCCATAGCCTTCCCTTGACCACAGACCGGACTCTAAACTCTCAAACAACTCTGTTCTTACAACGTGTGCTACATAACGAACCTCGTAACCACCATCGGCGGTTGTAAAGAAACTAGCGCTCTTGATGTATCCGACAGTAGCCTCTTCTATGCCACCATCCATATTGCGCGTAAAACCGGGACCATGCTCTGATGCCTCCGGGTGTGAGAGAGTAACATCTGCTCCCTGCATTCTCTCAGCAACAAGTTTAGCGCCTTCTGATGTAAGCGCCCACTTGTTCTTGTTCATACCTTCGTGGAAAGCAATACCTCTGATTTCTATAATAGTCTCTCCGGTAGATGCTTCGACTATAGCCTCTATCTCATCAATCTCTAAATCTAGAGTGACTGCTACAGTTTGGCACTTACCATCTCGCATCTCCTTACCGGGAGGACAAGAATTATCATAAGATGCCTCTTCGTCCTTTTTCTTTTTGTAGTATCCTTCTACCTCAAACTCATGTCCTTCGTGTGCTTTCATACACTCTTCGCGTGAGTATCCCATTCCTTCACATCGGGACATATACTCATCGTGAGTCTCGCCGTCTTCGGGAGTAGGCTCTGCTGCTTCTACAGTACCCATGCAAGAGTCGTGTTCTGCACAGGCTTGTGGGGTTTCGCAATCTGAGCAAACCTCCAACTTTGCCTTTTTCTTAATAGGAATACAGTTAGGCACTTGTCTACCGTCCTTTTCCTTCATCCCGTACTGCTCGTATCCTTCTGTGCATGGGTCATCTGCGTCTTTTGCCGTTGCGTCGGAGGCGCACACACACTCACCTTCACAGTCACAAGCATCTGCACAACCGCAACCACAAGGACTACCATCTTCTGCCTCTACTTTCTTACCTCCTCGCCATTGTCTGCAAGACCAGTATCGAGCCTTCCACTTTGGGCCGGGGGAATCGCAGTTGTGTCGAGAGCGGAATGACTTTCTCCTAGCAGGGTCATCTCTCTTGATTTCCATGTTTGGGTCGCCAAAGCGCACAATAACTACTGTGCCACTCCCGTTTTTAGTATATACGGCAAACTTCTTGGATTCACCCTTAGTTCTGAATGGTTTGTTTAGGGTTACTGTGCGCCCTTGGTATTCTGCCGCCGTAACATCTTCTTCTCCCCATTCTTCATAAGCGACTACTTCTCCACTACAACCGCATCCGCACGACATGGTAACATGAGAAAGAAGATGATTTATCAATCCTTCTTCCTTCTTCGATAAGACCTATTGGCAAACCAAAGCGAGAAACCCCAATTCATTATTCCTATAACCGCAATCATTAGTGGTACTATGATATTTCCTTCCATAGTATATCCGCTAACTCCCCATCATAAAACAGATTAAAGTTTACGGCGTATGCCTCATCATATTTGTCTTCTATACTATAGAAATCTAAGTATTTAGAATCCCACTCCATATGATATGTAGTGAAATTATCCTCCATGTCTAGGATTGAGTTATTGCGACTATCTAGCAATTCAACCTTTAGAGTAAAGGTAATGTTTGCTTGACAGGAGAAATCAACGTCAAACTCGTTGTAAACTGAAGTGTTATTCTCGGCCCAGTAGGAAATTGCATCATAGATGTATGCGTAGCAATCCTCAGTTATCTCCTCCTCCTCTTCCTCGTACTCACAAGAGCCGTCTTCGTGCGTAGCGGTTTCGTTGTAGTTAATAGCAGCAGGGTCGGTGCAACCATAAATTGCATTCTCCTCCTCGCTTTGGTCGTACTCAAAGTCAATTATCTCTAGGGCATAAAGTAGAATACTACCATTCTCTACAAGGATATTTATTCTATGCGTACCCTCGGAAATACTCTCAAATGTAAATAAACCAGTATCGGTGTTTCTGAATGGCGCACTCATTTCGCTATACTCCTCTCCTTCAAAGGTTAGATTGTAATACACAGTATGCACATTGTTGCACCACATCTGGTCTAGTATATCTACTGTAACATACAAATCACCATCTACGATATAGTGGTCTGCTATTATAGCCCAATTTTCTTCGCATTCTGGTAGGTAGGGGTTTCTGTCGGGGTCGTCCTCGACCCAATCAACAACGGCGTCTACTGCAAAATTGATAAAACCCACTTCGTTGAGGCCCGCTAGTAGCATTGCTATAACTGAGCCTATGGTTATCATTAGGGTTCGTAATTCTTGGAATCGTGCATTCAATTCTTGAATGATGTTCTGTTCCTCATCTCCGCTCATACTATTGTCATAAAAGAAGTGATTATTCAATATTTTCTTCTGCGCCGGGTTGAGAGTTTTCGCGCGGTAGTTCGTCATCTGTCTCGGTAGGCGCTATATTGACTGGTGATAAGTCCTTTCTTTCGTTGCCGTCAGACTCTTCTGGTAGGTTTAGAATATCAAGGGCTTGGTTAAGGGTTAGTAGACCGGCATCGTATCCCATTGTGACTCTTTGCATGACGTTTAGTGGAGTTTCGCTATCCATAGCATCGAAGCGGATTGTCGGTAGGTCTCCTTTCTTGTGTTCTATTCCTAGAAGAGTTAGGTGCATCGAGAATAAATCCATACAATGCGCGGCTAGAATGGTGTGCATTCGACTGATTGCTTGAACTGCCCACAGGTTTGCGTTGAAAGTCGCGGCGAAGGTACTTCCCCTCTCTTGCCCTGCGGCCACACGCGGCACCTGTAGTACTGCGGAAATATCCGCGTTTATAGCGTCTAGGAAGTCTCCGCTATTGGGTAGACTGTTTTCTAAGTCAACGTGGTGCAAATCAACGTAATGGGGGAGAACTGGTATCTGGTCGCCTCGCAGTCCCTCAAATAGTTTAATAACCTCGTCCATGATATGCCCTAGCCTCTCAGCCTGTTCTGCTGGGTCTTGTATATGCTCAATGGCTGACTGGTCTATGGTAATGTACTGCTTCGTCATGCTATCCTCAAGGGACAAGCGGTTGTTCAGACTGTTGTACTTCATGCGGATGGCTTGCTTAAGTGCGGAAAATCGGGATGCGCCCCAAACGCCGTAGGTCTTTCTACCCCTGTTGTCAACAAACCAGTTAGAACGGTAGTCTACGCGGATGTGTAGGATTTCGTTTGCGGGTATCTCGCGCGTATTGAGTTTCATCTCGCGTAGTAGATACTTGTCTGCTCTAGTGATTGGGTTGTCCTCGGAAGCATCGAAGGTACTGTTAAGCCCCCCTCTTTCGTCAACGATGGTGATTTGCTTGACTGGTAGGCTTTGTAGGTTGGTAATCCCCTCTCCTTCCTTGCCTACTATCTTGTTTATGTCGTTTCCGTAGACCATGAGGTTTCTGAGAGCGGTAATTAGAATGTCATCGAAGTCTAGTGTGTCCTCAACCAATTCCTTTATTGCAGCGCGTATGCTCGCGTTCTTACCCTTGGCGTAGTTTATCTCGTAATTGTTGGCCGTGAGGCTAACTGCACGAACTGCGCCGTTTAGTTCGGGGTCGAGTTTTAGCATGAGGTCGTACATGTCAAACTCGTTGTCATAGTTACTGTCCTTGTTGAGCCTTTCCGTGTCTCTCACAAGGTCTGGAATGCCCGCTACTGCCTTAAATCCTTCTTTTTTCATACCTACTCTCTTATTTAGTTGTGGGGTTTCCTCGTTTGTCGAGGCCCAAAACTGATACCACTTACGCTCGGCCATGTTTATACCTAAATACGACTGTTTATTAACCTTTTCCCTATATTTTTTCATTATTTCCAATATTTACTGAAAAATTAAAACGCGCTACTGCGTGAATTATTTCTATTTGTTTAATTCTTTCTATAGTATGTTTCAAAAATACTATAACTACTCTAAGTTATGTTAACAAGTAGTGGTAATAGGCGGCCCCCATCCAAAAACACTATTGAAACAAAAAAAGAATTCAGAATTTGTCTTGCAGTATAGCATTTTATTTTTTCAGTAAGCAGCAAAATGAATAAAATTATTACTGTTCACCGTAACGGTTATATATCCCCGACTCTTCGATTAGTTTAATGGCCGCAGGGGGGCGAAATTATTCCGGCCGAGTCAAGATGCTCGGTGGACAAGACCTAATAAATAAATATGCTATGGACCAAGAGTTTGAAAGCGAAAGTGCTTTTGCTCGGTTCCTAAATGACATAGAGCCTACTCGGAGTGTTGATGGGTGGCGAAACGCCATTCATCGTTGGAAGAAGGCTGGGGGGCAGATTACCTACACAGTCTTTAACGGTCAGAAGAAGGCAACCGTGGATAAGAGTCATCTTCCACCGGAAATACAAGAGCAGTATGCTATACAACCACCAAAAGGAGTAAAGGCTTATTATGATGATGAAAAAGATATATACCTTACGTTTATTCAACAGGCTAACCAAATTATCGAAGTCGATGGAGAGACACATCGAAAAATGAAAAAGCACTACTCCAATGAAGGTGGTAGGCTTACTGTTGCTGAAATGTCGTCTGAATACTCATTCCCGATGCTTTGGATGCAAGACTACATCAAGGCTCACAACTGGCGCCATCCTATGTCCCCTTATACTGATGAGGAGATGATTGAAAAGACTGAGGATGAGTTGGTAGTAGACTATCTTGAGTTGAAGAGAAATTCTGCTATCAAAAGGTCAAAAAGGGCGCACTACGCTGCTATGGCTAAGGATGCTAATAAGTGGCGCAATCTTGACGAGGCTTTCTACAATGACTTTAGGTCGTCGCTAGGTAAGGGGTGCCTACCTAGAAAGTCGGCGCCTAAAATCAAAATGGGTACTACTGACCCCTACGCTATGGTAATATCCCCTACTGACCTTCACTATGGGTCTTCTTGCTGGGTTGATGAAACTGGTAATAAGTACGATACGCAGGAGGCAAAGAACAGGTTGATGGAAAGGACTGAAAATCTGATAGCGAGGATGCCGGGTCGTCCCGACAAGATATTCTTGGCTACTGGGTCTGATTGGTTTCATATCGACAATGAGCAGGGTATGACTACTAGCGGTACACCACAGGATATGTCTGCAAGCCCAACACAAATCTTCATGGATGGTTGTGAGTTGGCGCGCGAGCATATAGAGTTGTTAAGGATGGTATCTCCGGTGGAGGTCATCTTCATGCGTGGAAATCACGACAGGCACCTTGCTCTTGCTCTTATGATGTATCTAAAGGCTATCTACGAGGATATAAAGGATGTAACTATAGTGGTTGACCCTAAACTACGGCAGTATGTCACATACGGTAATACCCTATTCGGCTTTACTCACGGTGATGGAGTCAAGGGTATGGACCTACCGTCGCTGATGGCTAAGGAGGCGTGGCAGGACTGGGGTTCTTGTGAGAACAAGATTTGGTTTCACGGTCATTTGCATCATCAGTCGGTGATAGAGAAGGGTGGGGCTATGGTCATACAATTGCCTTCTTTGGCTGGCGATGACAGATGGCACTACAGAAAGGGATATGTCTTGTCGAGGCCGGGTATCTGCGCTCATATGATTGATGAGAAGGTGGGTCTGACTGGTAATCTGTTTGCCCCGGTGGTTAAGGATGAGTAGTTTTAATCTTGACTTCTCGATGGAAAGGTCACGCAACGATGTGTCCTACTTCTACCGTTGGTTGGGCTATACTTGGGGCGACCATATTGGCGAGTGGATGGATATGTATGGCGAGCGCGATGGCGCTCAAGTTCATAGAGTGTGTGTGATTGCACCGAGGGACCACAGTAAGTCAACTACTCTTAGGGTAAAACTACTGCATAGCGCTTTGTTTGAGAAGTGGCGCAACAAGCCGTTTACCTGCTGGATGTTCTCAGCGAGTAAGGACTTGGCTACTAGAAGGCTTGAGGAGATAAGGGAGGATATGAAGAGGCACCCGCAGTTGTCTAGGTTCTTAAGTAAAAAGAAGGGCAACAAATTGGAGTTGCACTTTACTAACGGCGCTTGGATTAGGGCTACGAGCGTTGGGGCCGCTATTCGTGGCGAGCATCCTGCTTGTATTGCCTTTGATGACGTTATTGACGATAGTGGTGATATGGACTGGACTGGATTGAGGAATTGGTTCAGAAAGAAGATTACGCCGATGTTGAGTCCCGGTACAAGCATATATGCCGTGGGTACACCTATGAGCATGGTTGACTTGTATCATACGGAGATGTTACAAAACGATGCGTGGAAGAGTGGCGTGTGGTCTAGCATTCCCAACTGGGAGGAGTACAAGTCTGACCCTACGGTAAAGCCGAAGGAGTTGTGGCCCGAGTTTCGCCCTCTTGCATTTCTTTTAGAGCAAAAGGAAGCGATGGGTGAGTTGTCTTTCATACAGGAGTATCTGTGCAAGGTGATTGACGATGAGGCTAGTGTGTATCCCCGTACCCTCACGCGCAAGAATTTGGACATGGATTCTATTCTGACGAAGGAAAAGTTAGATGATTGTAAGTATGCGGTGGGTTTCGACCCAGCACATGGCTTGGGACAGGACTATTCGGTGATGGTGTGCTTGAAACAAGATAGTGACGGGTATATTCATCTGGTAGATATATGGCGTAGGAATGACTTTCCCCCTGCGCGACAGGCCGATATGATAATAGAATGGAGTAAGAGGTATGGTACGCCTGCATTTGCAGTTGAGGCCGTGGGCTTCCAACAGATGTACGAGAGTCTTTTGGCTCAGAAGGGTGCGGTCATAGACTATAGAGAAAGCAAGGTTAGCAACAAGACGCTGAAGCAGGGGTTGATGAATCGCATGAGAGTTTGGTT